ATATTAACTGGCAAGGCGTGGAATCATGTAAAGGGGGTGAATTGTGGGATTTGAATGTACTTACCATTACCACGAACGAGTTGAGGGCGACTACAACAAGGAGGAAACTAAGTCCTTCAAGAAGAAAGTCGGCGACCCGTTCGATGATGTATCATTGGAAAAGTTGGCTGGCGCTGTCATGGCCCAGCTTGCTCGTCGTGACGTTTGGATTGTCGATGTGGAGGTCTTTGAGTTATCTAAGAAGCCTGTCAGCTTCAAAGAGTCCAAAGGCGGGATCATCTTAAAGAACAAGAAGTTTAACTTCGATGGTGGTGGCGAGGACGCATCCACCGTTATTGTTCAGGATATGGTTCAAGCACCACCGCCAGTTCAATATGTTCAACCTGCCAGCAATGGACAGCATGTGAATATTCAAGGGCAGGCACCGCCAAACCCCTCCAGGGGAGTGCATCCTCACGAACAGGGGCAACCTCGTCGCCCGATAGACTGGATGGTATTTTCGCCGGAGCTTCCGCAGATGGCAGAAGTGAAGCAGAAGAACCTCCGATTCACTCCCGAAAAGAAATATCCAGTATTCGAGAAGCGAGAAGGCGTTGGTGGGGAAGTCTTTGTCATGATCGACGATACCGGACGGGAACAGTTGGTTTCCGACAAGTATTTTGTCCCAGGAAATATTCAGTTGATGGCCGATAGAGAGCTTGGCTTCTCTCAGAACCAACAACAGCGTGATGGTGGGAAGCTATATTGGGGTGGTGCAAACCAAGAACCTGATATGCCAGAAATCAGACGCCGATAAACAAAAACAAAAGCCCGGAGCAATCCGGGCTTTTTCTATTTATCGAACTCCATTATCCTCGTATACTTCAAATATCTCGGAGGGAAATATGGCTACTCAAAAACAAAAAGAAAAGAAGAAGAAGGATCGTGAACGAGTTGCCAAGGCACGGGTCTTGGTACGTCGTGAAGCTCTGCGTAAGGAGCGAAAGGCTGAAAAGGAAGAACAGCGTAAGTTCGAGGAAGCTCAAGAGATTATGCACGGCAAGATGTTGCCGATCATCAATAATCCAGCAGTTGTTGCCCAGCGTGAAGCGGCTCATGCGAGAGCCGTATCAGATAAGCTGAAGCAAAACCTGGAGATATTGGAAGCTCTTGAACGTGAATATGAAGCCGAGCAATTTGCCCGTGCGGAAATGAACGATAAGCTCGAATCTGAAGGGCATAAGACAATGCGTGAGAAGATGGACGCATTGCACCAAAAGGCCCTGGCTATGACAGGCAAGGCAGAAGCATTAGCTCAAGCCGAGGAAGAATATGTTGCACAGCATAGTGGAACGGAATGTGTTGGACACCAAAATATTGAAGAAGAAATTGTTGTAGAGCCGACTATTTCGATTTCTTCGCAAGAAAAATAAAAAACAACTAAAGCTATTGAGTCTCCCGCCGATATAGCTTACAACATCACTCAACGAACGCCGACGACTGTTACTGTGACTTTCCAAGACGTTCAGAATTGTGTCTGTCAATGACACAGCACTATTAAATGACTAAGGAGCTAACTGTGGCGAACACTGAATATGAAGGACTTGATCTATCGGAGATGCAACACGAATACGAGCGAGTCAATACCGAGCCGGGTTCTTTCGGCGGCGATGACTTCCTTGAAAAATTTGTGCGTCTCCCGGAGCGTGACGGATTTACGATTATGCGTATCCTGCCTCGCAAGAAGGGTGGCAAGCATTATTGTGCAACCCGTGTTCACACGCTTTCCAACCCCACCACCAAGAAGAAGAGAACCTATCACTGCCCGAAGGTTCTCGTGCAGACGGATAAAGGCCCTCGTTGGCAGGGCGAATGTATCATCTGTAAGTATTACGGTGATCTCTGGCAGAAGTCTGAGTCCTTGAGCGGTAAGGCTCAACAAGACTTGCAGAATCAGGCACGGGCCATCAAGCCAGTCGAACGGTATTACTACAACGTAATCGTTCGTGCAGAAAAAGACTTCAAGACTGGCGAAAACAAGAAGAACGTCGGACCCAAGATTTACTCTTGCGGCAAGACGGTTCACGCCAAGATTGTTCGTGCTATCGTCGGCGACGAAACCGCAGGCGAAAAGGGCTTGGGCGACATCACTCACCCAATGACTGGTCGGGATTTCCGAGTGGTCAAGAAGGTTGTCAAGGGCGGTGGTGGTGCTGAATATCCTAACTACGATAACTCGAAGTTCGAGGATGTGGCTCCTGCTGGTTCGCCGGATGAATTGTCTACCTGGATTGAAAACCTTAACGATCTTCAGGCGCTTCGGGCCATCAAGTCCGAAGATGAATTGAAGCACGCTCTCCGTGTCCACTTGGGCATGGTCAAAGAGGGTGAATCTCAAGACGATGACCTGAACGAATTCCGCAATGCTGGTCACACGGCTTCATCGCCTTCGACCGCATCGGAATCTGTTCGTGAGGAATTGACTGTTAGCAGCACTCCTGCCGCTTCTGAAGGCAAGAGCGGAGAAGAGATTCTCGCTGACGACGATTTCATGAAAGAACTCGAAGGCATGTAACCTTCTAGTTCCACTAGGCCATCCAGGGCCTCAAAACCCTGGATGGCTTTTTTCTTGAGTTTTCAATAAATGTGCCTTTCATTGGCACTCAATACTTAGAGGTTCTAATGGCAAAGAAGAAAGCTGCTGCGGGTGGTGGAGTTGATGATGATTTTTTCGAGTCGCTGGCCGAATCAACGGGCGGTGATGTTTTGGATACCATAGATTCTGTTCGGTATTTTGTTGATACCGGCTCACTCGCTATCAACTATATTTGTTCTGGGCAGTTCATCACGGGAGGTATTCCTGGTGGCAAGCTGACAGAAATCTATGGACCCAACTCGTCCTCGAAGTCTTTGCTAGGTGCGAATATTTTGTTCGGCACACAACGAGCAAAGGGCATTGCGGTTCTAATGGACTGCGAGAACTCTGCGAATAAAGAGTTCATTCAACAAGCCTCTCACTGTAACTTGAAGCGTATTGTGCGTCATACGCCACAGTCGCTTGAGCAAGTATTCACCAAGATGTACAAGGTGATCGAGAAGGCTCGTGAAAAGATTTCGATGGAAATCCCTATCGTTATTGTTTACGACTCAATCGGCGTGTCTCCGTCCGAGCGTGAGTTGAAGGAAGTGGCTTTGCCGGAAGGTTATACTGCTGCTGACTTCAAGCGTATTGTTGGTGGTCACGAACAGCCGGGCGAACGGGCCAAGATTTGCTCCCGTGAATTCCGCAAGCTGAACACCGTGATGGAGAAGAACAACGCTACCGTTGTCATCCTAAACCAGACTCGTGCTAAGATCGGCGGTTATGCCCCTATGGGTCAGCAGGCGTTGACTACGGCTGGTGGTGGCAACGCACTTCCTTTCTATGCTTCCTGTCGTCTTGAAACCAGGACGCAAATGAAGATCGAAAGGAAGATCACAGCGAAGAAGAAAAAGATTCTCGGCATCAACGTGAAGCTGAAGAATGTAAAGAACAAGACTCACCGGCCCTTTGTCGAGTCGGAGAACATTCAGTTGTTGTTCGATAAAGGCATCAACCCACTCAGCGGTCTGCTAAGTTGTTTGCTGGACGCAGAACGCATCGAGATCAAAGGCTCTGGAAACTTTGTGGTGAAAGAGCCTTGGGCCGGTGGGTCTGAAGTCAAGTTCAAGGCCAGCATGGAACGCAATGACCTTCCTGCTGAAATCTTGATGCAATGTCCGGCTTTGATCGACGCAATTTCTGCGGAGCAGATCAAGGATTACCTGGAGCCATTCCAAGAGTCCATCAACTTCCGACCTGAAGACAATACCGACATCGAATTGAGCGGTGTTGGCGATGACGATGATGACGATATTGATGAAGAGTTAGAAGGCTAAAGGCCAATAAGTGCTGACAACGGGCCGGTCTTGAGTCGGTGGTGTCGGCAACTATAAGTAATCACATCATTTGGTCCGCTGGTAGCGTCAAAAGTGCTGACAACGGGCCGGTCTTGAGTCGGTGGTGTCGGCAACTATAAGTAATCACATCATTTGGTCCGCTGGTAGCGTCAAACACTATCAGCGGATAATTTTGCGCCATGTCACCATCTAAGTAAACGGTTAATTTACCTTCATTAGTCGCAGACCAGAGGCCAATTCTGTTTCTGTGGTTATTGTGGATGAATATTTCTTCAACGACATTGTTGGGATTCATAATGACCCATTTTTTGTGGTTGTCTGTTATGGACGAAGAAATAAAAGATAGATTCTTGTAGGGAGCTTCATGCTCAGGCGACATGGATTCCAGCCAATTCATTACGCAGGCATTTTTGTCTCTGGCGACCCAATGGATGTGATTGAAGTGTCCTTGGAATTCTGAGAATTTGCAAATCTCTGGTCGAACAGTCAAAAACCTTACTGTTGTTGGATGCACTTTCACCATGCGTGCGCAGAAGCATAATCCATGATCCCCGAATCCTTCAGGTATTTCTTTTCTTAATTTGAAATACTTCTGAGCATTGGCGTCGTTCAAAATTCGCTTCATGGCAGCATTGCTGGTTATTGACATTTCATATTCGTGTGGCGGGGTGTCATCTGAATGTTTATACCAATGATTGAAACCCAATTTTTCCAATACGAATCTTTCAACTGGTTGAACATCCCAATTGAGTTCTCCTGTGATGTGATATTCTCTGTCGTGATCGAAGTGTGATTCCAGGTTATTCATTAACCCGCCGATGTCATTCATGGTGTCTTCGTCAATACGGTAGTACCACTTGGCCGTGTCAGGCTTGGCGATTGCATCGTAGTAGTGATAGATTCTTTGAGCGACGTGTTTGTACGGTGTGACGGCAATTTCCACATCAACACCGTCTGGCCAACCACCTTCAAATACCGACAAGTCATTGTCGCAAGCAGCCGCCAGAACGAGTTTGATTTTGTGATCGCCTATGTTTCTGAGGCCCCACTTTTTGAAGTCCACAAATCTTTGGGCCATCTGTGCTTCAGCCGGAACAAGTATTTCCAAGTCGTACATTAGTTTACCTTATATTGTCCTGCGCCCAATTTCAAGAATTTGAACCCTTCTTTTTCGAGTTCAGATTTCACACGACGCACATGATTACAGAGTGCGGCGTCGGTCAATTTGTATCGCTTGAATCGCTTCTTCAACTCTTTTAACGATACGGCATTGCGATTTTGGAATTGTTCGTTGACGTACTTCTTTACCTTGTCGGCAATACGCAATATTTCGGCACGAGATCGCCCTTCTGTGGACATCTTTGTTTCGATGACCTCATATTGAACTTTTGGCTTTTTGTAAGCCGGATCGCACAATGCGGGGGCCAGTTCCTCAAGTTCCAATACCGTTCCTTCTTCCAATTTTACTATTGATATTTCGGCATTGAAGGCTTTCGAGAACTCGATGAGTTGAATGAAATTCTTTTCGTGGGTGAAGAACTTGCGTTTGTCCTTCGTTTCGATGAGTAGGCAATTCATAAATTTACTCCTTGTAATGAAATTATATCGCCGACTCAGCGATCCTGGTGTTTGTGTCATATAATTATCGTAGAATTGGGGATAAATCGCATGGACTCACCTAAAGAAAACTTGAATTTGAACTACGTTCGCAGGTTCGGCGTCGAAATAGAGATCAACTCTTTCGATGGTCGAAACCGCCCTATTGGATACGAAGACGGCGTTCTGCCAGAAGGCATCCATTACATAGGCAATCTGGTTCAAAAGCTCTCAGAAGAGAAGGTTCTGATCCATAAGTGGGGCAATGACCACCATAACGATGTGTGGATCGTTAAACCAGATGGAAGTTGCGGCATGGAGGTTTGCACGCCCGTAATGAAGGGGTGGAACGGCGTTGTGCGAACCTGTAGGGTCATCGACGGATTTAGCAAAGACTTGAAGATCGAATCGGATACTCGCTGCTCGTTCCACGTCCATGTTGATGTCTCTGACCTGACTGAACCGCAACTTGCCAGCGTTATATCCTGGTGGATTAAATGTGAGCCAGTATTTCTGGACTCAGTTCCAGCCCGTCGCAAGAAAAATCAATATTGCCAGTTTCTTGGTGAAATGGATATATTTGACGATATTGAAGACGGTTTGATGCCAGCCGAACTTTTGCTCAAGAGGGTAGGTCATTGCAAGTATTACACCATCAATACCTTCCACTATCAGAACAAAAAAAGAAAGACCATTGAGTTTCGCATTATGGACAATGCGTGCTGTTTGGACCCCTGGATGGCTAAAAACTGGATCAGGATGGTTTTGCACTTTGTTGAGCGTGCGGCTGCACGAGGTTTGCCAGCACCATTTGAGATGGGCAATAAGTGGTCGGGTTATTGTTGGCTTGATCCGTTCGATGTGTTTGATTTTTTGGGATTCACTCCAGGGCAATATGAAATCTCCCCAGGGTTGCAGCAAGTGCGATCTTGGTTTGTTTCCAGATTACACTCTCAGTCAAAAAACACGGGATTGCGTGGAGTCATGAGTGATAAAGGTCGCAGAATATCGCACTCGCAGATTGATGAGTTGTACGCTAATTTGGTCCCACAGGAAGCGGCTCTCTCCGAAGAAGAGATATACAGTGAGAACTTTCGTATTTAAGCGAATATATAACGCAGGGTGAATTCCCTGAATAAAGGTTTGCTATGTTCTACAAGGAATCAAAACTCGAAGAGATTATCGAAGGCATGAGGGCCTTGGGTGATATGTTAATTCCCTATAACTTCCCAAAGGCACCGCCGCCGACTGCAATGGAGGATGATTTGGCTATTTTCAAACAACGAGAAGTCATTATCGACGGGTATCCCATCATGCTGCATTACCAAAAGGCTGATTACGATAAACATCTAATGGAAACGCTCCAGATTTACGGCAAGAGCAGCCCATTTTTGCCGTTCAATTTGATCTGCAATTTGGCTAAGAGGTTTTTAGGGTCGTATCATTTGTCATTGGTTGAGATTTTCAAAGACAATAGAAAAATCTACATTTGGTCTGTTTGTGTTGATCGTCGAGGCCGACCCATTCTTGCTCCATTTGACACGGAAACTGAGGAATGTGAATTTGAAGGCTTGGACTATCTGTACATGCAGCCTAGTCAGGTGAACTTTTACTAATGTACAAACTGTTGCTGATAGGTTGTTTCACTTCTTGGAGAAACAACACAAGCTGCGAGTTCTTCAGCGATGAATTCGCAAAACGATTTTCTAAATTGCCGGTGTCGCTTATCAAGCATCACTTCAACGACCCGGCTTTTCCAGAGGCAGACATTGCCTTGATCCACGCCTACGATTCTACCGAGGCAGTTCAACAAGTATCTGAGATCAAGAAAAAGGTCAAGAAGGTTGTGTTGTTTATGGAGGAGCCTAAATATGAATTGGGCTTCGACCATTGCTATTTTTACAACCAGAAATTTATACATGGCAACAAAGGCACCTACATTCGTATTCCTTTGGCAAAAGACCAATATGAAATGGTGCCTAAAGAGCCTGGGTCAATCTTGTTGGATCACGATTGTCAGCTATTTCCAGATCACGGAATTTCTGGTCACGACTGGACAGAGCGGCTGTGGGCTTTTTTTGAAAAAAATAAACAATACAGGCCGGTCTATCAACTAGAGCGTGGCAATGTCAAGCACCCAGATTTCATCAAAAAATTATCCATTCAATCTCACCAAGATTATTTAAGTGCAACTGCTCACATTGAGACTTTTGTTTGCACGCACGCAGGAAAATACAATCACACGGCAGTTGATATGGCAGTGCGAGGTTCTAAAGTTATTGTTCCGATGGTTCCAGGAACATTTCACAATACATTTGTTCCTGAATGTCTTGTTAGAGATTTGAACATGGCTTTGATTCTCAACGAGCAACAGCTTGGTGCGGCATTGAATCTTATCAAGACTGGTTCAAGACGAGATCGGCCTGCCATTGATATGGCAACTGATTTAGATGAGGTTGTCTCGATTATGGATAGAGACTTCAAATCTTGGACTAGAAAAAAGATTGTGCTTCCTTGAAAATTGAATTCTCTTGGCGGGCAGCGTTCTTTGGAGTTTATGTTAAAAGTTTACAATTTGCGAGAGTGATGTGAAAGCACTTCAGGTAGCCGTCAGGTGGTTGGGTGTATTTGTCATGGACATAAAGACCAAGCTCAACTCTGATCTCTTCCAGACGAGTGCTGAAGGCATTGATCCACCAATATACTCGACCATTGTGGACGTAATTGGTGTATTCAAATTCAACCTGTTGACCTTCGTATTTTCCCCAATGCTCCATATTCACAGAATGTTCGTGTCGCACAACGGAGATGTGTGGGGCGTATCGTTGTGGATTGAGTGTAATGTATTTGGGCATCATCGCACGACAAAAAGAGGCGATGCCAGGATCAACCTCTAGGACGAGTTTGAACCCAGCATCGCCTGCGTGACTATATCGAAGCGTTCCGTCACTCTTGTGCAGCAGCATCCCAAAACTCATCGGCCTTCACCAATGCCCTCATTATATTTTTTGCACCAACGGCATTCTTGGAATGTACTGCCCAGGTCAATCGGGGCAGATTGCCATGATACGCTTGTTCCTCGATCCAATTGGCTACGTCCATGCCAGTACCGGCGATGGGTGGTCCAAGGTCATGATCGAGAGAGACAAACGTAACTTGGCCTTGGTTCAGGTAGGCAATCGCTACGTCAGCAGTTTTTGCCCAAACTTCGTCACCCTCGGCCCCAAAAATACTTTGAATTTTGGGGTCACGAGGATCACGTTCATCGTCCAGCCAGAGTTTCATCACTAGACCTCTGATAAGCAGCCGATTCAGCCCCGCTCATTGCGTCACTGATCGCTTTGCCTTTTAGGTGCATGAAGTCTTGTGACCTCACGGTGGGTTGGTAATTCAGGAAGTGTTGAAGTTCCGCTTCCTTGCCAGAGATTCTAGCGAAATCCAATACGTCCGTCGTTAGGACTTCTTGTCCTGCCGCTTGAAGTTTTGGATTTTCCAGTTGCTTGTGCAAGTCTCGGTGCTTCAACAGTTGAGCTACCTGCGACACGTCGAATCGGTACAGTCTGACCAGAAAGGAAGTTGCATCAGAAACATCGTTGGCGTACTTGAGGCGATTGAGTTGGATGCGGACGGCTTTAGGGTCGTCTTGCTTCAACAGCCATGCAAGGACAGCTTTGATGTTCTTGATGTTTCCAATACGATCTACATCGTGCATATCGACTTGAAGACCAGGGAATACTGCGGGCAGCAATCCGGTGGCTTCGTAGTTCCTCAGATAGTTGACCGGGCTGGCCGCTTTCTGAAGACCGCCAGTGAACTCGGCGGCAATACGTTCTGGCGACACACCAGCTAGGTCTTTGAATTCTTTAATGGCCGCTAGGGTGTCTTTATCCAGATGTTGCATGATGTATCCAGGATTGAAGCGTGAGAAGAACCGAACAAGTCGGGGGATTCTCAGCTTGTCTTCTTGGAAGCGATCACGAGCATTTCCTACAGGTCGGTGAACAAGATTTTTGATGTCATGCAGCCCTTGTCCTTCTCCTTCGTGGTTCAGGTTGTAGTCCCTGATTTCCTTCTTGTGAATATCGTAGAACAGAGCGTTGTAGGTCAGGTCACGACGTTGAGCGTCCTTGGCCGGAGTGCTGAAGCTCACGGAGTCAGGACGCCGCCCATCGGTGTATTGACCGTCTTCTCGGAAGGTGGCGATCTCGTATTCTTCTCCGTCAACAACGGCAGAAATAACTCCGAAAGCCTCGCCTTTCGGAAAGGTTTTGATGCCGTGCGAAAGAGCAGCCGGACTCCCCAAGATCGCCATCACTTTTTCTGGCGGTGCTTCAGTGGCAAGGTCTACGTCCTTCGGAGAGAATTTTCCCCCATGATGGTGGGAGTAGAGAAAATCACGGATTACTCCACCCACAGCAAACAACGAGGCTCCCTGACGAGCAAAAAGCTCGCTGAGGGTATACACCGCTGCGGGGAGCGGAATATCTGCCTTCATGCTGTGAAATTTTTCTTCCACGGTTTCTAAAAACCCCCTAAATTTAAGCTGTGCGACCATGATTTTCCCCAGATTGTACCATATTTTGGCGTTGTTGTAAAGCGTTCGATATTCCTTTCGTCATGGGAATATATACCTTCGTAGCGTCGGTCTATTCGACGCAAATAACCTTTCAAACGAGGGTCCACACATGACAAACATGACAAAGAATAAAATTCAGTCGCTTATTGTCGAGCATCTTCTCAAGCACGGACAGATCGAACTTGTACTCCCAGACGGAGTAACACTCGAAATCGGACTCACCCAAGAAGACCAAGAGGGTAAACTAACAATTCATGACGATTATTGTTGGGTCATTGCATCTCAAGGTGGCCGAGCCACGAGTATTGACTCATAC